AACTTATTCCTTACGAACCAGTAGGTCCTGCTGCACAATCATATGGTTATGGTTGGGGTACAGATACTTGGGGAGCAGGTAAATGGGGTGAAGCATCATCTGCAGATGAAGTAACACTAGAACCAGGGTTATGGTCATTAAGTAATTTTGGAGAAGTATTAGTTGCAACGATTGCAAATGGTAAAACATTTACATGGAATGCTGGTGCCACTAATCCATTAACTGTAAGAGCATCTACAGCAACATCTGGTTTTGCAACTACAAATAATCCAACAGCAACTAGGGTAACACTTGTATCACCAACAACACGTCACTTAATTCATCTTGGAACAGAAACAACAATTGGTAATACAGCAACACAGGATGATATGTTTATAAGATTCTCAGAACAGGAAGATATTAATGCATATACTATTACAGCAATTAACACTGCTGGTTCACAAAGACTTCAAGATGGCACAAAAATAATAGGTGCTTTAAAAGCAAAAGAATCAATTCTAGTTTGGACTGACAATGCATTATATACCATGAAATTTGTTGGTGGAGATTTTGTATTTGGTTTTGAACAAGTTGGTACTAACTGTGGTTTGATAGGTAAAAACGCAGCTGTAGAAATAGATGGTGTTGCATACTGGATGTCACCAAATGGTTTCTTTGCATTTGATGGTACAGTTAAATCTATACCATGCTCAGTTCAAGATTATGTGTATGATCAAGCTGATACTACAAAAGGACAACAAGTATATGCAGGATTAAATAATCAGTTTACAGAAGTAACTTGGTATTATCCGTCAACAAACTCAGAGTACAACGATCAATATGTTGTATATAATTATGGAGAAAGTAATCCTAGAACAGGAACTGTTTGGTATATAGGAACAGAAGCTAGAACTACTTGGATTGATGCAACCGTATACCCTACACCTTTTGCAACTAAATTTAATGA